CCTTGCCAATCTTAAAAGAGTGTGGTATAAATACCATAGTATTAAATGAAGATGATTATACAGTCTGTTGATTTATTTTGTTATGAAGGAGAAAATATTTGGAAATTGAAATTGACGTAGATGAATTGAGGGGGCATTCTATATTCGTGGCCACTCCAATGTATGGAGGTCAGTGTTCTGGAATGTATACCAAATCTATTGCAGATTTGGCTCAATTCGCTGGTAAATATGATATAGACATAAAGTTCTATTACCTATTCAATGAGTCTCTTGTCCAACGTGCAAGAAACTATATTGTAGATCAGTTCTTGCGTTCTGGATGCACACATCTGATGTTTATTGATGCAGATATTGTCTTTAAAGCGAATGACGTTATATCACTTTTGGCAATGCACATCCAAAATCCAGATAAGTATGATATTCTTACTGGTCCTTATCCCAAAAAATCTATTGCTTGGGAAAAGGTTAAGACTGCTGTTGAAAACGGCAGGGCAGAAAACCCATTCAATCTACAATACTACACTGCTGATTATGCGCTAAATGTTGTAAAGAATGGAAAAACAACTTTTAAATTAAACGAACCATTGGAAGTTATGGAATCTGGTACTGGGTTTATGCTTATACCTAGATATGTATTTGATAAATATGATGAAGAATATCCAGAATATAGCTATGTCCCAGATCATGCAAGAACTGAAAATTTTGATGGTTCACGAAATATAATGGCATATTTTGATTGTGAAATTGATCCAGATACTAGACGGTATCTATCAGAAGATTACTTTTTCTGTAGGAACGCAAGAAAAATTGGCATCAAGTTACATACATGCCCTTGGCTTGAATTGTTCCATGTTGGGACATACATATTCAAAGGATCAATGCCAGCCATTGCGTCTATTGATGCGCCACTTACTTCTAATATCAAGTCGAACCCAAAGTCGTATAAATGATTAACATCTAACAAAACATGTTAAAATTAACGATATCAAACTACATTATGAAAGGAAATAAATATGCAGTTTTCAGAAAAAACACTAACAATTTTAAAAAACTTCTCTACAATCAATCAATCCATTGTCCTCAATAGCGGGTCTGAATTGAAGACTATCAGCCCACAAAAGACTGTTATGGCAATGGCGTCAATTGAAGATACCATCCCAAGCCAAGCCGTGATTTACGACTTGTCACGTTTCTTGTCTGTCTACTCCCTTTACGAGAACCCTGAAATTGACTTTGGCGAAAAGAATTTCGTAATTTCAGATGGACGCCGCAAGACAAAATATGTGTATGCAGATATTAGCATGGTCATATCAGCACCAGAAAAAGAAATCAATATCCCAAATCCTGATGTAGAAGTCATGGTAGAATGGAAAGATTTGCAATCTGTTCTTAAAGCATCTGGTGTTCTACAACTGCCAGAGATTGCATTTGTTGGACGTGATGGCAAATGTTATCTATCTGCAATTGACAGTAGCAACCCTACCGCAGATACTTTTGGTGTTGAAATTGGTGAAACACATGACGACTTTTCTCTAATTATCAAAACAGAGAATATAAAACTCATGCCGAATGACTACAAGGTTTCCTTGAGTTCTAAAGGCATTTCCAAATTCGAAGCGGAAAGTGTAACATACTTTATCGCAGTAGATTCCAAATCCACATATAAGAAAGGTTAAAATATGACACAGAAAGATACAAACGTAACCCTACAAGATATCGCAACTGTTGTGCAAATTATTGATGCATGTAGCGAGCGTGGTTCATTCAAGGGCACTGAATTAACAGTAGTAGGCGAACTACGTGAAAAGTTCAGTGCTATTGTTGAAGCAAACAAGCCGAAAGATGAAACACCATCCGAAGTCGTATCAGAAGCAGAAGTAGGGGAATAACCCTACTTCACTACCACTACATCATTTACCCGCGAATAAAGGAAATATATTATGAAAGTCGAAATGACGAATGATGAACTATTGTGGGCGCAAAAATATCGTCCAAACAAGGTAGCTGACACTATCTTACCTGAAAAGACTAAGAAGATTTTTCAGCAATATGTAGACGGTAATCAACTACCTAACTTGCTACTTTCTGGACCCCCAGGGACTGGTAAAACTACTGTTGCTGTTGCCATGCTAAAAGAACTCAATTCTGATTACATCATTATCAATGGTTCTTTGAATGGTGGTATTGATACACTACGTTTTGAAATCGCAAACTTTGCATCGTCTGTATCATTTAGTGGTGGACGTAAATATGTTATTATTGATGAGGCAGATTATCTTACTGCTGCCACCCAAGCAAGTTTTCGCAACTTCATTGAAGAGTATTCTAAGAATTGTGGTTTTATCTTCACCTGTAACTACAAGAACAAAATAATCGAACCTTTGCGTAAGAGATTTAGCAGTGTAGAATTCGTAATTCAAAAAGATGAAAAACCTGCTCTTGCTGCAAGCTTCTTCAAGCGTGTGACTGGTATTCTTGATAACGAAAATGTAGAATATGACAAGCGTGTTGTCAGTGAAGTTGTTATGAAATATTTCCCTGATTTTCGTAGCACTATTATTGAGTTGCAAGGTTATGCTGCTTATGGTAAAATTGATGCTGGTATTCTTGTATCAGTTGGCAATGCTTCCGTCGATGATCTTTTCAAAATTCTGAAAGAGAAAAACTTCGAAGGTATGCTAAAATGGTCCAGCGATAATTCAGATCAAGATGTGAATGGAATTTTCACAACTCTATACAAAGAAATTGCTCGTGTCAAGAATAAGCCAGATTACATCGTTACTCTTGGTGAATATCAGTATAAACATGCTTTTGTTGCCAACCCCGAATTGAACCTTTCAGCGTGTTTAACTGAAATCATGTTCAATTGTCAATTCAATTAATGGGAGATACATGATATGATTGATATTTTTTCAACAAAAAAACTAAAATGTTTCTTCTGCAAAGAAAGCCATGCAGAAAAAGATACGCATGAGCTAGAATTTCAGTCAAAAAATGGGGTTCATTCTGTTAAGGTTTGCCCTAGATGCACTCAACACCTAAATAAGATCATAGACATTAAGGAGAGTCTTAATGAGTAATGAATTCACACCTTTTGATTTTATCAAGTCTGCTTCTGAAACAAAAGTAAACCTTATTGCTGACTCTTATAATCCAGAATATATAGAAAAACAGTATAACGCATATATGGTCAACAAAGGTTTTTCATATTTTCCAGACACCATCTTACACGCAAATGAGATGAACCGTCTATATGACATACCAAACAACGCCCAATATATATACTATATGGATGTTTTGAGAAAGCGTAAACGTTTCTCTAAATGGAACAAACTAAGCAAAAATGTTGATCTCGATGTGATACAAGAATACTATCAATGCAATAGGAATGTTGCCAAACAATATCTGAAAGTCTTAACTTCCGAAAACCTTGAAACAATAAATAAAAATATGACTACAGGTGGTCATAATGTAAAAAAATAATAAAAAAGGTGAAAATTATGGAAGAAATAGATATTTTCAGAGGGGTTGGCGTTGAAATCTTATTGCCTGAACCAGATAATTTCTTAAAGATAAAAGAGACTCTAACAAGAATTGGAATAGCGTCTCGAAAAGATCACAAACTTTATCAGTCATGTCACATATTACATAAAAAAGGCAGATATGCCATTATACACTTTAAGGAATTGTTTATTCTTGATGGTAAGGAAAACAATTTTTCTGATGAAGACAAGTCAAGAAGAAATACTATCGTAAATCTGTTGGAAGAATGGGAACTTCTTGAAGTTGTCGATCATAGTAAAATAGAAGACCCTATTGCTCCATTAAATCAAATTAAAATTCTTTCACATAAAGAAAAAAGTGAATGGGATTTGGAATCAAAATACAATATTGGAAAGAAGAAAGGTTGATTATGAAAATCTATAGAGAACATGAGAATGCAGTTATACCAGAGTTTGCAACAGAAGGTTCTGCATGTTTTGATCTAAGAGCATGTTTTGACGAAAACACAAGAATTAAAACGTACAATCCACACAACAAGTTGATTGATTTGCCAGTGAAATATGGGCAGAATGGTTTGCAAGTTCAAGCACAACCACAATTCCGCATTCTTATCCCCACTGGTCTTATCTTCAATATTCCAAAAGGACACGTTTTGAAGTGCTACGCACGTTCTAGTATGGCAAACAAGTATGGTCTTACACTGGCAAACGGCGTTGGAATCATTGATTCTGATTATGTTGAACAAACCTATATAACTCTATATAATATGGGTGATACGCCAATTACGATTTATCACGGTGATCGTCTTGCACAGGCAATGCTTGAAAAGACACTCACGTATACACTAGAAGAAGCAAAATATCGCCCTTCACAAAAAACAGAACGTGATGGTGGTATTGGCTCTACTGGCGTAAACTAATTTACGTTTTATGAAAACATCATTGGATGTTTTGTATAAATAAATGTCCAGATGCCAAATGGGTCTGGACATTTTTTAAACCGAGTTGGTCAAATGACAACTCAAACAAATCTTGCTTAGGAAGGAGATTAACATGGCTACTTTTGAACAAATACATCCCGATCTTGTCGGTTTTGATAGAATTGTTGATAGAAT